AGCCGCTCTCTCCCCCCGCCGTTTTTTCTTTGTTTTGAAGGGCGGTGCGAGATGACTTCGAAGCCGTCGTTGCGTGCTGTTCGTCCGGGGGAGAAGGCCCCTGAGCCCCCAAAGCTGCTGACTCTGGCGGAAGCGGTGGAGAGCGGCGACTACTACGAGATCTTGATCGCTCAGCGGCGCGAGATTGCGCAGTCGATCCCTGATGAGAAGGGGCCGGCGAAGGCGGCGTTGCATCGGCAGCTTTCGGTCATCGCGAAGGAGATCGAGGGCATCGAGGCGCGCAAGCAGGAAGAGGCTGATGATGCCGGACGTGTTGCCGACGAAGAGTGGGACGCGGAAGCTATCTGAGGTTGCCCGCGAGCTCGTGTTGCCGAAGCACATCGTCTCGTCTGGTTGGGCTGATATCAGTGCGCAGTGTCGTGTTCTGGGCATCACGTTCGAGCCGTGGCAGGACGGCATTGGCCGGGCAGCGTTCGCGAAACGTGCGAATGGGCTGTATGCCGCTTCCGTGGGTGGCGTTGTGATGTCGATTCCACGGCAGGTAGGCAAGACGTTTTTGGTTGGCGCGATTGCGTTTGCGATGTGCCTGCGAACGCCTGGCACGAAGGTGATTTGGACTGCGCATCACAGCAACACGGCTGATGAGACTTTCGAGTCGATGTCGGCTATGGCGCGGATGTCGAAGATCGCGCCGCACATTCGTGGCATCCGGTCCACGAATGGTCAGCAGCGTGTCGTCTTCAGTAACGGTTCGCGTATCGAGTTTGGCGCGCGCGAGCGGGGATTTGGGCGCGGCAAGCAACGTGTGTCGATGTTGATTCTCGATGAGGCGCAGATCATGTCTGAGTCGGCGCTCGAGAACATGGTTCCGGCGCTGAACCGAGGCAAGAACCCGCTGATGTTCATGATGGGCACGCCGCCGCGCGAGGTTGACCCGTCTGAAGTGTTCACGAACAAGCGTGCGCGCGCGATCGAGGGCAAGTCGACGGACACGTTCTACGTGGAGTTGTCGGCTGATCCGAAGGCTGACGCGGATGACCGCGAGCAGTGGGCGATCGCGAACCCGTCGTATCCGCACTTCACGCCCGAAGAGTCCATGCTGCGAATGCGTGAGAACTTCGATGACGAGGGTTTTCTGAGGGAAGCGCTCGGGATCTGGGACCCGGTTGGTTCTGATCGTGTGATCGATGAGGCCTCTTGGGACAACCAAGGTGATGCCGCGTCGATGGCGGTCGAACGGCTCACGATCTCTATCGAGGTCCCACCGGGTCGGCGTACGGCCGCTGTGGGGTTCGCTGGCCGACGTGCTGACGGGCGATGGCACGTCGAGCTCGATGAGGAACGTGGTGGCGTCGATTGGGCTATCCCGTGGGTTGTTGCTCGCGCCGAGAAGAACCGGTTACATGCCGTTGTCGTGGATGAAATGTCGGGCCTCGTGGAGAAGCGCAAGGGTCGTAACTATTTGATCGGTACTGACGTTTTGGTGACCCTCGCGGCTGCTGAGGGTCGTGACATGGCGATCGGGTGTGCGAAGTATTACGACGGCATCATGGACGGTTCCGTGTTCCACACGAATCAGCCGCAGGTCAACGTGGCTCTGTCGGTGGCGACAAAACGGCCCCTCGCGGGCGCATGGGCGTGGAACCGCAGGAACCCTACATCGAACATCTCCCCGGTGGTTGCTGAAACTCTTGCCCTCTGGGGGGCTCAAAACGACAACGTTGTGCGGCCTACGAGGCGTACCGGAACTAGGACGGCGGTGATGCTTTGAGCGATTCGCTGCGTATCCCTGGGCTGTCAGATGACGAGCTCGTGTCGGTGAATGCAAACCTGACTCAGTTGTCTGCGCACTCGAAGCGGAACCTGTTTCGGTCGTCGTTGTATGACGGGAAGAACGCTGTCCGTCAGATCGGGACGGTGATCCCGCCGCAGTACACGAGGCTCGGGCTTGCGCTTGGTTGGGTGGCGAAGGGTGTTGACGGTCTTGGCCGGCGTTGCGTGCTCGAGAAGATGGTGTGGCCTGAGGGTGACCTGTCTGATCTGGGTGTGCAGAAGCTAGTGGACTCGAACTATCTGATGTCTGAGATCTCGCAGGCGAAAACTGATTCGTTGATCCACGGGGTTTCGTATCTAATCACGACGCGTGGTGATGAGTCGCAGGGCGAACCTGCCGCGTTGGTTCACACGAAGGATGCCCTGAACACGACGGGTCAGTGGAACGCGCGCAAGCGTCGTCTTGATGATGTGCTTTCGGTGACTTCGCGTGATGGCGAAGAGATCACCGGCCTAGTGCTTTACCAGTACGGGGTGACGATCGCGGCAGAGCGCAGCAAGGGCGGCAAGTGGTCGGTTGACAAGCGGTCGCATCCGTTTGGGATGCCTGTCGATCCGCTCGTGTACCGTCCGCGTACGTCTCGACGCATGGGCCGGTCTCGGATCACCCGTGCGGCGATCTCGCATGAGATGGCGGCGTTGCGTGCACTCATTCGCCTCGAAGCTCACATGGACATCTATGCGATCCCGAAGCTGATGCTTTTGGGTGCTGATGAGACGATCTTCAAGAACCCGGATGGGTCGTTGAAGGCGTCATGGCAGATCGCGCTTGGGCGTGCGTTTGGCATTCCTGATGATGATGAGGCGGCGAACCCGCGGGCTGATGTGAAGCAGTTCGACGCGGCGTCACCGGAGCCTCATCTGGCGCAGTTGAATGCTTTGGCGAAGCTGATGGCGCGTGAGATGGATCTGTCGGATTCCGATTTCGCTTTGACCGACCTCGCAAACCCGACTTCGGCTGATTCGTATTCGGAGTCTCGGGAGACGCTTGTTGCTGAGGCGGAGGATGCGACTGATGGTTGGTCGGTTCCGATCCGCCGTTCGGTGACGCGTGCCCTTGCGATTCAGAACGGGCTCAGCCGCGTGCCGGAAGAGTGGGCGTCGATTGACACGAAGTGGCGTAGCCCCGTGCACCTGTCCCGCGCCGCTGCAGCTGATGCAGGCGCGAAACAGCTTGGCGCGGTGCCGTGGCTTGCTGAAACCGAGATCGGCCTCGAGTTGCTCGGACTCGATGAGCAGCAGATCAAGCGTGCGCTAGCCGAGCGAGCCACCTCACGCGGTTTGCAGTCCGCCGCAGCGATTATCACCGCGCGGAGGGAGTCAGTCGATGGTGACCGCGTTGGAGTCCAAATCTCTGCTGATTGACCTGGGTGAGGACGCGTCCGAGACGGCGGTATGGATGTTGGACCGCACATCAGGCACGTTCGAGTCACGCCGATTGCAGATGTTGGACACGTTGCCCGGAGTGATCGCGTTCTATTCGGAAGCGTCTGCCGCTGTTGCGGCCGACTTCTACATGGAAACCCGTGTTGGGGTGGCCGGCGCTTTCGTTGCGGCACCGATCGTGCTCGATCGCACCGTCAACATCAGGCGCAGTATTGCGTGGGCATCTGACCCGTTGTCGGTCGACGACTGGGATGCTGCTGCTGCGCGGTTGTCGGAGGTTATGCCTTCGGAGGTCGCGCGCCCGTACCGGGACACGATCATCGGGAACGGGAAGAACGATGGCAAGTTCGTCGGTTGGAAGCGGATCGCCTCATCGAGCGCGTGCGGCTTCTGCAAGGCACTTGCGTCCAGAGGCGCCGTGTACAAACAGTCGACAGCCAACTTTGCAGCCCACAACACGTGCATGTGCACGTGTGCGCCAGCGTTCGTTGGACAGCCGCACGGGCCGGAAGCGAGCGTCATGCAGTACATGGCATCGAAGCGGACCCGAACGGCGCGTGAGCGTGCGCTGATTCGCGACTGGGCTGGCGCTTACGAGTAGTTGTCCACATCTTTCATGGCCACTTTCGGGTGGCCTTTTGTGTTTCCGCGTTCTCTCGCGGTACGGCACCCGACCGTCTCGGGGTACGGGCGACGGCCATCAAACGGATCAGTAAAGGGGTGAATCGGCATGTCCGAATCACAGACAAGTACCGCTGTCGCGGGAGAACAGAACAACGAGCAGATCCAGGATCAGGGCAAGGGGTTCACTGCGATCACGTCGCAGGCGGATTTCGATACCGCGATTCAGGCTCGCCTTGCTCGGGAGCGCGCAAAGTTCGACGGGTTCGATGACTTCAAGGCGAAGGCCGAGAAGTTCACAGAGCTCGAGAACGCCAACAAGACCGAGACGGAACGCGCACAGGCGGCTCTTGCTGAGGCTCAAGCCCAGCTGGTGGAGCTGACTGCAGCGAAGACCCGTGCTGAGGTCGCCGCAGCTAAGGGTGTCCCTGCTGGCCTGCTTTCGGGCAGCACGCAGGCGGACCTCGAGGCGTCCGCGGATGCGCTCATTCAGTTTCGGGGAGAGAAGGCCGACACCAGTTTGGTCATCCCCAATGAAGGCAATTCGCCACGACCTGCACCCAGCGACGAGAAAGCGTTCGTCTCTGAGTTGTTCAGCTCCGGCGACTGACAGACAAGGAAAACATCATGGCTGTACTCGCAACATCGGGAATCACGCTCCCGAAGAACATCGCTGACGGCATGTGGAAGAAGGCCCAGACGGGTTCGGCTATCGCCGCGCTTTCTGGTGCTGACCCGCAGCAGTTCGGTGATGTCACTCACGTCACCCTGACGGGCCGGCCCCGTGCCGAGCTTGTTGGAGAGGGTGCGGACAAGAGCGACACGAATGCCACGTTCGGCACGAAGATCGCTACCCCGCACAAGTTCCAGGTGACCATGCGGTTCAACGAGGAAGTGCAGTGGGCTGACGAGGCCTATCAGCTCGGTATCCTCGCGACTCTCGCAAGCGAGGGTGGCGATGCGCTTGCGCGCGCGCTGGACCTCGGTGGGTTCCACGGCATCAACCCGAAGGCGGGCACAGCTGCGGCGTCGATCGTCGCGGGGGACCGCATCGGCACGACGACCAACAGTGTGGAGATCACCACGGCAACGGTGGGCACTCCCGACATCGTGATTGAGCAGGCCGCGGGTCTGGTCATCGCTGACGGGTATATCCCGAACGGGATCGCATTCGACCCCACGTACGCGTGGACGACTGCGACCGCTCGTTACGCGGATGGCCGCAAGAAGTACCCGGAGCTCGGTTTCGGCGCGAACATTACCTCGTTCGAGGGTCTGCCTTCGTTCTCGTCTTCGACGGTTTCGGGTCTCCCCGAGGCTTCTGCGGACTCGAACATCAAGGCGATCATCGGCCAGTGGGATGCGTTCCGTTGGGGCGTTCAGAAGAACATCCCGGTCGAACTCATCAAGTTCGGTGACCCCGATGGTCTCGGTGACCTGAAGCGCAAGAACCAGATCGCGCTTCGCCTCGAGATCGTGTATGCGTGGGCGGTCATGGACCTCAACGCGTTCGCGACGGTGAAGGACGCGGTGACGAATGTCTAGGTTCCAGAACCTCAAGACGGGCGTCGTTGTGTCTGTTGCTGACGAGAAGGATGGTCGGTTCACAACCGGCTGGAAGCTCGCTGGCGAACAGTCCTCGTCGCCTGACAAGTCGTGGAAGGTTGCGGATCTCAAGGCGTATGCCGAAGAGAGCGGGATCGACCTTCTCGATGCGACGAAGAAGGAAGACATTCTTGCGGCGATTGCGCTCGCTGGCGAGGACGACGACGAATCGGGCACTGAGCCCGACGAGTCCTGACGGGAGGGGCAGTCATGCCGGTATCAACGGCCATGTTGGCGATTGCGGTCGGGCAGGCTGCCCCTACCCCCGGGTCTATCACTGCGCGACAGTGGGAGATGTGGGTCACTGACGCTGAGATGCTGATCGAGACGCGGCGGATAGAGCTGGCGGTCGACGCGCTTGATGTCGCGAAGTTCGACTATGTGGTTCGCGAAGCGGTTGTGGCACATATCAAGAAGCCTGACGATGCCACACAGGTGACGATCGCGGTCGATGACGCATCGACATCAAAGTCGTACCGATCTGGCAAAGGTCGCGTGACGATCATTGACGAGTGGTGGACGTTTCTGGGCCTCACTGACCCGTCTGGTGCGTTCTCTGTCGACATGGTTGGTTCGGGCACCATGCATCTGCCGTGGTGCTCGCTCGCGTTCGGCGCCACGTATTGCTCGTGCGGTGTCGACATCGCCGGACGGCCCATCTTCGGGGTGCCCTGGTGATCTTTGACGATGTGGCGCGGGTTATGCCCGTGCTGCGCGCCGAAGCTGAATCGCTCCACACGGGAACGTTCACTGTCTCCCGTGCAACAGGGAACAAGATTCAAGATCCGGTGAGCCTCGAGGAAACCGACGAGCTCGCCGTGATCCATGCGTCAGTGAACGGCAAGTTCCAGTTCCCGGATTCGCGTCCTCGTGATGTGCAGATCCCGGGCATGAAGGTTGCTGAGACGGCGGCTGAGTGGCATACGTCGGTCAGTGTGCTCGGCATTCTGACTGACGACATTGTGACGTGTGTTGCGGTGGGGGAGGGTGGTGATCCTGATCTGGTGGGGTCGCGTGTCCGGGTTGTTGGGCCGTTCATGAAGTCCTTTGCGACCGCACGCCGGTTCCCTGTTGAGGAACTGTCATGAGTGACGGTGTGAGTTTCGACTTCTCCGAACTTTCGAAGCTCGCCGCGGACATTGACCTTGCGGTGAATGTCGGGCCGTTCGCGAAGAAGGCCGTCACGGTGAGCGCCCGCAACGTGAAGGATGCGTGGCGCGACAAGCTCAAGGGCTCCGAAACTCTTCCCGCTTTGCCGTATGCGGTCAGTTATGACGTCACGGTCGATGACGGGGCGATTACTGCTGAGGTTGGTTTCGATCTTTCGAAGGCTCAAGGCGCGTTGGGCGGCATCAGCGAGTACGGCACGCCGACAACTCCACCACGCGGGTATGGCCATGGCGCGTTGGAAGAGAACCAAGCCGACTTTGTGCATGGCCTCGAAGAGGCCGGTGCTGATGCGATGCGGGAGGCGGGCCTGTGAAGCAGCACACCGACTGGGTGAAAGCCCGAATCCAGTCCATCCCCATCTTCGCGGTGAAAACGTTCGTGCTCGAGGCGCAGAAGGATGCGCAGGGGAAACTCCCAAAGGCGCCATTCGCATTGCTGCACCCGGTTGACGGGATCGACACCGAAGAGCGGTATACGGGGCCAGCGTCCACACAGCACCCGCGATTCACGTTGCACATTGTGGGGTCGTCGTACGACAACGTTGCGACGGTCACGGCGCTCGTGAAGCCGTTGTTCATTGTGAATGGTCTCGGCGTGATCCCTGTGATTCCGGGAGAGCGTCCTCGCCGCGTGTGGTGGCATTCCCCGTTGCCGATCCAACTTGACCGTGACGTGACGCCGCCGATCCCTTTTCAGGTGGTCGAGCTCGGCTTCACGTCCGACCTCACCTAGGAGTCCCTATGAGCGAGTTTTTGCGTGTCCGGTCTGCCCGTGAGGGTGACCCGATGCATGAGTTTGATGCGTCTGCCGCCGAGGTGGCTGCGCGTCCCAGTTTGTATGACGTGCTCGATCCGGTCGCGGTGCAAGCGCCACGTCCTGTGAAGTATGTCGTTCCCGTCCCTGCGTCTGCGGTGACGGCCCATAAGCCCGGTGGACGAACCAAGAAGGAGAGGGCCAACTATGGCGCTTGAATCAGTGCAGAAGGGCGTCGCTGCTGATGGCGCGGGCCTTGTTCTTTTCGCCCCCACGATTGCCTCGACGGTCGCGCCGACCGTGGCGGAGCTTGCCGCGGTCACCGTGAAGCAGCTCACCTACGGTCTGACTCCTGACGGGTTCCGTCATGAGACGACGGAGAACACGATCACGTCAGGCCGGTACACGCTTCGGCAGGTGTTGGAGATGGCTGGCACGATCACCGACACGCTCGAGATGCAGTACGTGTATGCGGGCACCGAGGACGACGAGAACCGCCTCACTCTTGCTCCCGGCACTGAGGGTTTCGTGGTGCATCGTCTCGGCGTCCCGAATGAGACCGCGATTGCGGCCGCACAGTTGGTCGACATCATTCCGGTGAAGGCGGGCCTGCAGCGTCGTGTCCCTCCGACCGCGAACACGGAGCTCGCGATCATCCAAAAGTTCTACGTCACTGGTGCCGTGCAGCGATTCGTCGCTGTCGTCGCCCCGTAGCAAAGCCCCTGGGCGGTGGTATCACTCCACCGGCACCACCGCCCAGGTTCCCTCAGCCGGTGGATGAATGGTGGAGACATGGATTTGGACGCGCTGATTGCCGAGCAGAAGCAGGCGATCGAAAGTGTTGAGCCCGTGGAGCAGAACGTGTTGCTTGGTGACACGCTTGTGACGGTGCTGTTGTATCCGATGGCTGGGCACGAGTGGCGGTCATTGAAGGCTGTGCATCCACCGCGCCCAGGGTCGGCGCTTGACGACCGGATCGGGTGCAACATCGACGCCGTGGTACGTGCTTATCCGCGCGTGGCGATCCGTGATGGTGATTCGACGGCAGACGTGAGCAAAGTGATCTCACCCGCTGGCGCCCCCGCGCGTCGCAAGTGGGATGACATCCTCGATGTCGTCTCGGCACCGAACCTCGAGTTCCTTGCCCTCGCGGCGTGGGGCCTGAATCAAGAAGACCCGGAGCAGCGGATTCTTACTGCGGGAAAAGCCTTGGCGGGCTCGCTGCGGAGGAAGCGCAACTAGCCCGCGAGATGGGAGTGTCGGTTGCGCGCCTGAATGGGTGGGAGCCGGCAGAAGTGACCACTCTCGAGTGGGACGGTGACCGCCTCGTGCGCATGGTTACTGTGCGTGAGTCTGAGTTCACCGCAACAGAGAAGGCGCTCTTGCTCACGTCGCGGCGTGATGCGCTCGATCCTCGCGGGGCTCACGGGTTGTTGCTGTCGGAGACGACAGACCCCGCGCATCAATATGACTGGGATGTGGACTTGCCGACGACGGACTTCGCGCAAGCGAAGCTCTCGAAAGCGCAGGACGCCTACTACAAGCAGTGGCCCGATGCGGATCGTTCATCGATGCTGTGGCGGGTGTTCCGCGAGCTCTAGTCGAACTTGTTGATTGTGGTGCGTGCGGTGTCTCCGGTGATCACCACGGTGCATTGGAACGACGACCGAACTGTCGCACCGAATGAGTTCTCGGCGTCGACAGTTCCCGTCACTGTCCATGTGCCGTAGCCGGTCGCGTCGCTGTTGAAGTCTGCGGTTGATGGTGATTTCAGGCGGTCGCTGATGCGCGCCTCGCATTGGGATATCGCCTCGCGCTTGTTGTTCGCGTCGTATGGCTTTGCGTTCATCGACGCGAGCATGGTGCATCCACTGATCGCGGCTACGAGGGCAATGAAGATCCCCAGGGCGATCAGCCAGCGACGCTTGTTCGACCCTGCCGGTTCGTGAACCCCCGGCAGGGAACGGTCGCTCATTTCGCCTTCTTCAAGACGAACGTGGCGGGCCCGATCTGGCTGGATCGGTCGATTGCAACAACGTCCCACCCGCGCTCCACGAGTTCGGTGAGTTCCCGGTTCATCGCGGCCATCACATCCTCGCCTTTGAGTTTCTGGCCGGACGGCAACGAGACCGCCCAGTATTCGTGCGTGTTTGCCATTGCGCCCCCCCAATTCCTTTAGCTCCCGAGTGTAGGGGCGACTTCAGACAGGCGGTGGGTTCATGGCTGAACGCAACACAAAAGTCACTCTTTCGGCTCAGGTGCAGGGCTATGTCGATGCGATGGGCAAAGCAGCCGACAAGACTCGCGAGGTCGGGTCTGAGGCGGAGAAGCTGGCGCAGAAGCGTGAAGCATTCAACACTCTCGGCAAGTCGATGCTTGGGATGGGTGCTGCGCTCACGGCCATCACTGTGTTGTCGATCAAGGCAGCGATGGGCTGGGAGTCGGCTTGGGCTGGTGTCACGAAAACTGTTGACGGCACGCCTGAGCAACTGCAGGAAGTTGAGGATGGTCTACGCGGCCTGACGGCCGTGATGCCCGCCGCCCATGCTGAGATTGCTGGCGTCGCAGAAGCTGCAGGCCAGCTTGGCATCAAGACCGACAGTGTTGTGGCGTTCACCAAGACGATGATCGACCTTGGCGAGACGACGAACCTGTCAGCGAACGATGCCGCAACGTCACTCGCGCGATTCACGAACATCATGGGCACTTCGCAGGACAAGGTGTCAAACCTGGGTTCGGCGCTCGTTGATCTCGGTAACAACTACGCCACCACTGAGCGCGAAATCATGGAAATGGCGATGCGCTTGTCGGGTGCTGGCAAGCAGATCGGCATGTCTGAGGGCGAAGTGCTCGGACTGTCGGCGGCTTTGTCGTCGGTGGGCATTGAGGCTGAGGCTGGCGGCTCGGCCATGTCGAAGGTCATGATCGACATCGCGTCGTCGGTCGACAAAGGCGGGGATCGCCTGCAGCAGTTCGCCGCGATCTCCGGGGTCAGTGCGAATGAGTTCGCGCAGAAGTGGCAGACGAAGCCTGGCGAGGCGCTCGCGTTGTTCGTGAAGGGTCTTGCTAACGCGGAGTCTCAGGGCACATCCACGCTGAGCATGCTTGAGTCGTTGGGCATCAGCGAGGTGCGGATGCGTGACGCGTTGCTGCGTTCGGCGTCGGCGTCGGATCAGTTCTCTGCGGCAATGGAGACCGGCAATGTGGCGTTCGAAGAGAACATTGCATTGCAGTCGGAAGCTGCGAAACGGTATGCGACGACTGAGTCGAAGATCGCGATGGCTGGGAACGCAATCAGGGATGCCGCAATTGATTTCGGTGACGTGTTCCTGCCAGCGGTGGGCGCTGCTTCTGACGCGGTAGCTGAGTTCGCCGGGTTCATGGGCGGCTTGCCTGAGCCGGTGCAGGGCATCCTTGGGGTGTTGACTGGCGCGGTTGGTTTGATCGCGCTGGTGGGCGGCACGGCACTGCTGATGATCCCAAAAATCGCAAACTTCAAGTACGCGATGGACGAGCTTGGGCTCAGCATGAAGAAGTTCACGCTCGGCGGCGGCGGCGCGATGCTCGCACTCACCGCGCTAGTCACTGTCGTGGGGGCTGTCGCGAGCGCACACGCTGAGGCACAGCAGAGGGCTGAATCGTACGCAGAAACCCTCGCTGAGGGCACGCTCGAGATTACGAAGGCAACGCGAGAGCTCACAAAGGCGAACCTCGCAGCCGACAAGTCGCTGCTGTGGCTCAACTTCGGTTCCGCGTATGACAACGCTGAAAAGTTGGGGATCAGTCTCGATCTCGTCACTGACGCGGCCAACGGAAACGTTGATTCGATGGGCGAGCTCGACGCCATCCTCAAGGTCGCCACAGGTGGCGGTGAAGAAGCTCAGGCGATGGCCGACAGGCTCGGCATCAGCATGCTCGACCTGTCCCAGTCGGCGGGCACTCTCGAGGAATCGGTGCGAGGCGAGTCAGGGTCTCTCGAAGAAGCTCGCAAGCTCATGGAGCAGAAGAACAAGGTCACGGAGAAGGGCGTTGAAGTCACCAAGACGGCCGCCGCCGCATATATCGAAGCCGCCGATGGCGCATCACAGCTGACCTCAGACGTCAAAGGTCTACTCGACATGATCAACGAGGCGAACGGTGTTGGGCAGGATGCGGTATCGCAGAACATCAAATACCAGGACTCTCTCGCTGGTGTCGATGAGTACATTCAGTTGGCGCGCAAGGGAACTGAGGGATATGCACTGACGCTGGATCAGTCGAAGCAGGCCGGCCGAGACAACATGGGCATGCTCAACGATCTTGCGAAGGACTACCAGTCCGCGGCGGACGCGCAACTCGCACTCGATGGCAACACTGAGAACTACGTCGCCAACCTGTCACGTGGCCGCGACGAAGTGCTGCAGCGTGCGCGCGATCTTGGCGCGACGGACGAACAGATCAAGATGCTCTCCGAGCACATCGTCGCGATGCCGAAAGAGGAAGTTGTTCGGATCCTTGCGGAGACGCAAGCCGCTGACGACGCAATCAACGGGTTCATGCGTCGGTGGGATGGGAAGCGCATCAAGCTCGGTGTCGACATGTATGGCGGGACGACCTATCAGGCCCCTGGTGGGCCTGTGAAGTTCAATGCCATCGGCAACATGTACGACTATCAAGCGTTCAGCAGCGGCGGTTTCGCGTCTGGAATCTATGCAGGGCGCGCGGGCGGCATCCACAAGTTCGCGGAACCAGAGACCAGGTGGGAAACCTACATCTCCGGGAAGCCCGACCAGCGTGAACGCAACATTGGTATTTGGCAGGAGACCGGGCGTCGGCTCGGTGTCGGGCAACAGGTCGCAGCATCTCCGGGACAGGGCGTCGGGTTCCAGCCGGGTGATCATCTCACCATCGTGGTCGAGGGCAAACCGCTCACGGCGGTTGTGGAGAGTGTCCTTGGTGGGGCTACGTCGCCGGGTGCGGTTACGTCTCAGTTCGCCCGATAGTCCGTCAGTTTGAGCGCTCCCTTTTGTGGGGGCGTTTCGTGGTTAAGAGGGGGCGCTTGTGGTTCTGATCGGAGCGGTCAATAAGCTGAGTCCTACTGTGCAGTTCGCGATGGATGCATGGGTGTTCTCGCAGGACATCGCCGCGAATACCTCAGTCATTCGTGTGCAGATTCGTGCGGCGAATACGGGCGATCCGTCTTCAACCTTCTTGAATCCTGGGTATCAGTACGGGGCGATTGACGGTATTGGGGAGATTGTTCGCCATACGGGGAACCCGTTCTTGCCATCTGTTGCGGCGGGGGCGTTGCGTTGGGCTGATACTGCGGATTACACGATTACGCATGACGCGTCGGGCAACGCTGGCCCGTTCACGGTACGCATGGGTCTTGTCTACGGGTCTGTCAACGAATCGCATACCGGGACGCTCACAGTTCCGTCGTTGCCTCGCATACCGACTGGCCTGACGGTGACGCGTGTGTCCGACATGCAGCAGTCGTTGGGTTGGACACGGGTGGGCACGTACACGTCGGTGATTGTGCAGCGGCAAACCGACGATGGCGCGTGGCAGCAGGTTGGTGTTGCGGCTGGGAATGCTGCGTCGTTCACGGATGCGACGACGGTCGCGAACCGGAAGTACACGTATCGGGTTGCGGGCACGACGGCGGCAGGGCAGTCGGGGTGGTCGAACAGTTCGACCGTATTCACGACCCCGGCGGCACCGGTTGGTGCGAGTGCTGCACGTTCAGGGAACGACATTGTGGTGTCGGTGTCTGGGGTGCCGCTGTGGGCGTCGTCGTTTGATGTGCGTGACGGTGCGACGATCGTGGGCACAAGTGTGAGCTTGCCGTGGACGCATGCGGCGCCGAACCCTGCTTTGCCGCACACGTATCAGGTGCGCGGCAACGTCGGCGCCCTGGTGGGTGATTGGTCGGCGGCATCGAACACGGTGCAGTTGATCAGCCCACCGAACGCGCCGACCGGGCTTGACCCGAATGGTGGCGTGCGGGCCTCTGATGAGGATGTCGTGTTCCAGTGGGTGCATAACCCTGTGGACTCGTCAGCGCAGACCGCGTATGAGCTGCGGCACCGTGTTGGTGCGGGCGCGTGGACGACGTTGACGGGCACGACGGCATCGACACGTTCGGTGCTGTTGTCGGTTGCGTCGCATGAGTGGCAGGTCCGAACGAGGGGAACACACGCGGACTTCTCGCCGTGGTCGGCGGTCGCTGTCGTTGATGTGATCGGTCGTCCCGGTGTTGCGGTGGTGCAACCTGACATCGAGTGGGAAGCATCGATCTTGCCGGTGGTGTGGTCATGGCTGCAAGCGCAGGGACGCCCGCAGTCGGCATGGCAAGCAGAGCTCTCGCAGGCGGGTGTTGTGCTCGAAACCCGGGAGGGTTCCGGGGCAGAGACCACGATGACGTTCGCGCGCCGTCTGACTGAGGGCTCGTGGACAGTTCGCGTGCGCGCTGCGACTGGCGAGGTGTGGTCGGTGTGGGCGGCAGCGACGTTCGATGTCGTCTTCGACCCGCCGGCAACACCAACGATCAGTGCTATCTGGGACGAGTCTCAGGGCGGTGTCACGATCACTGCGCTGCCGGGCGAAGGTGCACCGGTGACGGTGCGGATCGTGATCGAGCGTTCGTCAGGTGACGGGTGGGAGCTCGTTGCTGAGGTGACCGGCGTGACGACGATGATCGACTGGGAGTCCCCGTCTTATGGTGACATCGAGTATCGGGCTACCGCATTCACTGTGGAGGGCGCGACCGCGGAGACAGTGATCATCGTGGCTGCCCGTTCGGATTCGTTGTGGCTGTCTGGTGGTGCCGGGTTCGGTGTCACGTCACGGTTGCCGTTCGATCCGAAGGTGTCGATCAGTGCGGGCCGTGCACGGGCGGTGAAGCAGTATGCGGGTCGGTCGTTGCCGGTCGCGTATACGGGTGAAGCGCTCTCACGCGTGGTCAATGTGTCTGGCCGGGTGACCGACCGTGACGCGGAATCCGCGAGCGTGGAGCAGTTGACTCGTGTCGCGCAGCTCGAGCACGACCGGTTCTTGTTCCGTGACCCTGACGGGCGCCGCGTGTACGGCGTGATCGGGCAAATCGACATGCCGCGCGAGTCGGCCATGTCTCACCCCGAAGGGTGGGATGGCCTGTGGGGGTATTCGTTCCAGCTGACTGAAACGGTGGCGCGATGATCCGTTGGCAGTTCCTGCTTCTCGACTCCGCCGACCGACCGTTGCGCACCTTGGATGGCGTCACGGGCGGGTCGGCGGAGATCGTCGCGCAAGACCAGTTGGGCGGTTCGGCAAAGCTGACGTTGGATCAGCGGGGCGACATTGATTGGATGTCGAACCGTGTGCAGGCGATCTGCCACGACGGCGACTCGTCTTGGGCGGTGGGCACGTACCTGTTTGCTTCCCCGGATGCGAACCACACCGCGTTTGGTTTGACGTTCGATGTTGGTCTGTTGACGAAGATGAACGTCATCCAAGAAGACACGGTGGAGGAAAGGTTCAGTGTCCCCGCGGGTGCCGCCGTCATCCCAACGGTGGTGTCGTTGATCCAGTCGACCGGTGAAACACGGATCGCGGCGACCAACACTGGTGTCACGACGACGAGCGGGATGACGTGGGAGGCCGGGACGCCGAAGCTGCGCATCATCAACGACTTGTTGCAGGCGGCAGGGTATTGGTCGCTGTGGTGTGACGGATCGGGATTGTTCCGGGTGGAACCGTATGTGAACCCGGAACTGCGACCTGTGTCGTTCGTATTTGAGCACGGTGAACGGTCACTGCACATGCCGGATTGGGGTCGCACACAGGATCACACCTCAGTGCCGAACCGGTTCGTTGCTGTCGGGCAGGGGGATGACGAGTCGGCACCGCTGGTGGGTGTCGCGACGAACGAAGACCCGAACAGCCCGTATTCGTTCCAGGCCCGAGGCCGGTGGATCACCGCGACCGACACAGGGGTGGAGGGCGAAACACAGGCCATCATGGACGCGCACGCGGCACGCCGACTCCGGGACACCATGTCACCGGTGGCACGTATCACGGTCACACACGCGATGCTCAACCTGAACCCCAACGACCTGGTGGCATTCACTCCTGAGGATGGTGTGCGGCGTCTCGCGACGGTGCAGCGCATGTCGATGAACTTCACGTTCGATACCGATATTTCGGCGGAGTGGAGGCAAGTCATATGAGCTTCCTAGCCCCGGTGTTGGATCAGATCGGCAAGCTGTGGGCACGCGTTGACCGGATGCCGGTTGTTCGATGGGCGACGGTCGTGCAGGTGTCACCGCTGAGGGTGTTGCTGGATGGTGACCTTGAGGTGTTGCCGTTCGCTCCAGCATCAACGGTTCACGGGCTCCCGTTGGGGGCGCGCGTGGTGTGTGTCGAGCAGCACCGCAGGGTCATCGTGATCTCTGCCGGTGGCGGTGTGCCGGTGGGCACAGTGCATGAGTTCGGTGGCAGCGCACTTCCGCCTGATCATGTGTGGGCTGACGGTGCAGCACTGTCGCGCACTGACCATGCGGCGTTGTTCGCCGTGTATGGCACAACGTACGGCGCGGGGAACGGCTCAACGACATTCAATGTGCCGAACCGGAACGGTCGTGTCGGTGTTGGGCGTGCCCCTGGTGATGCTCAGTTCGGTGCGCTCGGGCAAACGTCAGGTTCGAAGACGCATGCGTTGGCGCAGAACGAGCTACCGGGCACGGTGATTGTCGACGTGGGCGCAAACAATGCCGACTTCGGTTTGAAGTTCTCAAACGCAGCCGCGTACACCGCGAAGCCGATGGCAGACATGGGCAGCTCCGGCCAGCCGCACAACAATATTCAGCCATCCATCGCCCTGAACTACATCATCAAAGCCGCCTAGGAGGCCATCGTGAATCCGATCATCGAAGCGATCATGACCGAACAGATCGCTGGGCTCAAAGCAAGCGCTGGCGTGTTCGTGCAGCATCGCGCTGATGCGTTGGCCGCGGCGCAAGCTGCGGAGGTGAATGAGGCTGGCGCGCTGGCGCGTGCTGCCGAGTTGCAGTCGGCGCTTGATCAGCTACGTGCGTGCTTCCCCGAGCCCGAGCCGCAAGCTTGACCACCCCAGTTGAACCCTCGCCACGACGGCGGGGGTTTTTCATGCAAAGGAGCCGTGCATCGTGACACCACGCGTCATCGCCTACTACGACACTCGGTATGTGACGGGCCGGTTTGGTGATCCTCGGCCGGGGCGCACGCATCAGGGCACAGATTTCTCGCATTCGCGCACGCCGGGTTTGACGCCGGTGCCGGCGCTGTTGGACGGCACGGTCGTGAAGGTGTGGAAGAACGATGCCACGCATGGTTACGGCAACCGTGTCGACACGGCCACCGCCGAGGGTGAGGTGTCTTATGCGCACCTCAACGCACCGTCACCGTTCCGTGTTGGTGATTCCGTGGCGCAGGGCGCAGTCGTCGGGCATGAGGGTAAGACCGGGTTCGTTGCGGGCTCGTGCTGCCATATCGAGCACGCAGTGAATGGGCACAAACGTGACCCACTCCCACTGATTCGCGATGTACTCGCCACCCCATCCGGGTCGGAAACGACTCCCATTCTGAAAGGCGTTTCGAACATGCTTCTTTTCAACGGGGTCAGTAATCCTGGCCAGTTCTATATCGGCGTGTATGACGGTCGCACGTTAAAGGTGCGCCCCACGTTGGGCATTGAGGCGAAGGTGTTGCTGAACTCGCAACCACCGTTGCCGCGTGCGCAGGTCACCGACGTGGAGTTGGTGGAGCTGTGTCGCCAGGGCGGATACGTCTACGGGAAGCCGTTCCAGAACTGATGCCTCCCGAAGTGTTGATTGCACTCATCGGTGGGTGTGCGCTTCTGCTTGGCACGGGTGGCGGGGCGTGGCTCGGTCATATCCTTACGTCGCGTGAGCAGAAGCGTGCTGCGTTGATCACCGCACGGGCGAACAAGACGAGCGCTGAGCATCAGATGATCGACCAGTTGCAGGACGAGCTCAAACGGTACCGGGACGCCACCGACTTGCGGCTCGATCGGCTTGAGGCGGAGAACCGCGGCTACCGGGCGTTCATCGGTGTGCAGCGTGACCATATGGCGGCGCATGGTGTGCCGCTCCCTGATTGGCCTGCGGGCCTCCCACGATAGGAAATCGCATGAACATTGAACTGCCCCCGATCCCGGCTGGCGTGCTGGTGCTGCTGGCACTGCTCGCCCCGTATTTGCAGGCGCTCGTGCAGCGCCCGGCGTGGCGCCCATGGGTGAAGAAGGTGATCTCTGTCGTGGTGGCGTTTGTGCTCACCGCGGTGGTGTTGGCGTTCTACTACGTGTACACGGGCGACACGGTGCCTGCCTGGCCCGTGCTGGTGCTCCTTGCTGTGGTGGTCGCTCAAGCGTCGTATGCGCTGATCACGAAGCGCACAGCGGCCGCGATTGAACAGAAGACCTCGTGGTGATTAACGAGACGACACGTCGCGACCTCGCGGCACTGAAGAGCAAGGGAGCATAACTATGGCACTTACTATCGCGGTGGCAACCGCACAAGCAATGGCTTCGGGCCCTGGTCTCGTATCCGACATTGGGGCGGGTTCGATCATTGAGATCCGTTCGGGCGTGAGGCCTGCGACTCCGGAGACCGCGGCGTCGGGCACTCTGCTCGTGTCGATCACGGTGACGGGTTCGTTCACGGCGGCTGGTGGTGTGTTGACTGCTGCTGACCCGGCATCGGCGGCGCCTGCCGCGGCGGGCACGGCGACGTATTTCCGGCTCAAGAAGTCGGGCGGCACTGCAGTGCTTGACGGGACGGTCACCGCGACTGGTGGTGGTGGTGACATGCAGCTCGGGTCTACGACGATCACCGTGGGCGTGAACGTTGATCTGGGTGTGCCGACGTTCACTGTGCCTGTCGCCTAATCCAGTTCGACACGTGAAGGGGGCGGCATGACCACGGTCTCGTCTGGCATTGTCGTTTACCCAGCCGGTGGTGAGTCGGCTTCGTATGTGATCCCGATTCCTTCCGGTGCTGTTGCTGGTGATGTGTTGATGGTGAAGATCGACACTGCTGCGGGCACGGTCGTGATGAACGCCGCACCAGCGGGTGTGACAACGCTCATCGCCCAGTCTCAGAACCCTGGCGCGAATCACCGCGACTGTGGCCTGCATGGGTACACGATCCCGTCGTCGCCTCCCGCCTCGGTGACGTTCACCTTCCCTAGCGCGGTGCGTGGTAACGCGGTCTGGTGGTTGGTGCGGGGTGTGACGCTGACCGATGTGCAGAACTCGGTTTCAGCGTGGGCGTCGAACACGACCACGGTCACCGCACCGACGATCACTGGTGTCCCCGCTGGTGCATCCGTCTACGGTGGCCTGTCGTATGGGTCTGGTTCCGCGGTGGTCAACCCGCCTGCCTCGCCGTGGGCGTTGCTGCAGGACGGCAATGAGCGTCGCGGGTATGTCGCCTCGAAGGGCGTGCAAGCGTCGGCGGGCGCGACGGGCACAGCGGTCTTCGGTGTCCCCGCCGCGACGAACACGGGGCGTGCATGGCAACTGGCATTGCCTGAGGCTGGTGAGCCTCCCGTGCCACCGCTCGTCGCGGCGCTCATGTCCCAGCCCCCGGCTGGTGCAACGGGTGACGTGGCGGACGGTGCATCGATCATGCCCGTCTCGGTCGCGTCGGGTGGCCCGTTCGTCTTCACGACCGACAAAGCAGCAGGCGGTGGCGGCGGGCTTTACACGCTCGGCATTGACGGGCAGATCGACCAATCGTTCACCGGACTCGCAGCGAACTCGGTTGACTGGCGTGACATGACCGGCATCACCGGGTGGGGTGACCAGGTCATCCTGCTCACGACCGACCGTGACACGAACAAACTGATCTACGCATGGGTGAACCGGGCCACTGGTGCGCTCACCGCAGCAGGCACAACAACGCTCGCCTACGAGCCATACGGCACCTGCCTGTACCTGCACAGCGACGGCAACTTGTATGCGTTCGTCGCTGACCGTGGGGCGGGCGACACCGGCACACACAATGTGCGCCAATACTTGCTCACCCCGTCGGGTACCACGGTGTCGGCAGGGGCTGTGGTGCGCACCATCACCGAGACCGGTGTCATGGAGGGCATGGCCGCTGACGACGGGCGCGCGCAGATCTATATCTCCCGCGAAGACTACGGGCTCTACCGTTACTCGGCGGCACCTACTGGCCCGACGACCGCAACAACGGTTGACACGGTGGGGGCGGGGAACCTCGTCGCTGACGTGGAAGATGTCGCGTTCGTCAAACGCGCTGAGGGTGACAAACTCATCGTCAGCAGCCAGGGTGACAACTCGTATCACGTCTACGATGTCGTGACCCTCGCCCACGAGCAGCGCTTCACTCTCGTGGAACCGGACGGCGTGACACCGGTCACGGGCACGGACGGCCTCGACGCCCTCGCCGTGCCTCTTGGTGCAGGGTTCCCGAACGGCCTGCTCGTTGTGCACACCAGCACACCGAACCCGTCGAGGTTCGCGTTCGTTGACCTGGCCGAGGTGCTGGGTGCCACGGCAATCATCGGCACACTGACCGTCACGCTCCCGAAACTCCAAGGGGCACTCGCCGGCCAGTCCGTCAACGTTGGGTCGTTGGCGGGGCGCCTGCCGCGCGTTGCGGGCGTGCTGGCCGGGGTGTCGGTGAACCGGGGCACACTCAACGCGACGGTCACGAAGGTCACCGCGACGCTCACGGGCGGCTCCGTGAACCCGGGCAGTCTCGACGCATCGGTGCCACGTGTGGCGGCGTCCCTGCAGGGGATGCTCACCAACCTGGGGGCACTGCACGCTGCAGTGCTGAAGGTCACGGCATCGCTCACTGGCCAGTCGGTCAACCCGGGCGCAGTGGACGCGGCACTCCCAGTTGTCACTGGTGCCCTCGAGGGCGAGTCACTCAACCAGGGCGTGGTCGATGCTGTGCTGCCGCTCGTGACGGCACAGATCGCTGACGTGGACACGAACCGTGGCACCCTCAACGCCACACTCCCGCGAGTGACAGGGGAGCTCACCGGGGCGTCAACGAACACTGGCACTCTCGATGCGGTCACACCCACGGTCACAGCTGTGCTCACCGGCACGGTGACGAACCAGGGCGAGCTCGAGGCGACACTGCCGAGGGTGCTCGCGCAACTGGGCGACACGACATCGAACGCGGGGACGCTTGTCGCGCGGCTCCCGGTCATGTCTGCCGAGCTCGTCGGTGAATCCGTCAACCGTGGGACACTCAACGCTTCGGCGCCGAAGGTTACGGCGGCGATCGTCGGGGAGATCGTGAACGTGGGCACGCTCACTGCCACGGCACCGCTCGTCACGGGAGCGCTAGTTGGGTCGCTCGTCAACATCGGTGTGCTCGCCGCGATCCTGCCGCGACTGATCATGACCAAGCATGTGCTCCCACCGATCCCGGCCGCACGCGTCCTCACCGGCACCCGCACGGCCCGCGCCCTCGCCCTGGCAGGCATCACGCGCACCCTCACCGGCCACGCACCAACACGTCGACTTGAAGGGAAACCATGATCATCAAACACGGTGACACTGACCCAACCACTTGGACAGCGGTGGGCATGGATCTCACAGGGTGCACGGTCAGGCTCGTGGCCCGCAACATGCGCAGCCGGGACACACTGATCGAACTCCCCACGACCATCCTTGACGTGTCGGCGGGTGTTGTGGAGTGGACACCAGACGGCACCCTCGCGACGGGGGACTACGAGGTTGAACTCGAAGTCACCCGCGGGGCTTTGATTGTCACGTTCCCCAACGACGGGTTCGCGGTATTCACCGTCACCGACGACATCCGATAGCGCCAGCACGACAGCACCCCCTCACCATCCTTCGGGACAGGTGAGGGGGTGCTTTGTCGTTTCAGGGGATGCGTTTCGTGACGGCGTTGCGCCACACCACGATTGACCGTTCACCGCCAGGCCCGTTCCAGACGATCACAACGATGCGGTCATTCCACCCAGAAGCGTAGGCGGCGATGCGTGCTGCGGGACGATCCGTGTATTGCACCCACGCCCAGACCGGTTCACGGTTCTTCGTCCACTCGACCGGTTGTGGCCCGCGCTGATCGAGGCCCATCTCGGTGCGAACTTTGCGCACGCGGTCCCCGAATGACCACTCGGGTACCCAGGTATTGATGGTTGTTGTGCTCATGCGCCAATAATCTCATGCTTAGGCAACCTTACGCAAGATGGGGCAATATCCGACACGCCGAGCAACTTAGTTTGCAAACTCAAACTTACGCATGCATAATTACGGCATGGACGAAGTTACGCATGCTGAAGATGGTTCGGATCTCCTGACTGTCTCCGAGGCGGCACGCCTCATTTACGTGTCGGCTGACACCATCCGCCGTTACGCGGATGCCGGGAAGATCGCAACGTCACGCACCCCAGCGAATCACCGCAGGTTCCGCCGCGCGGATGTCCTGGCGCTGCTCTCGCCCGAGGTGGCATGCGCCACGGGGCGCGCATCATGACCGCGCTCGAGGTGTTCCAGCACGGTGACACGTTCGTTGTGTCGTCGGAGACTGTGGCTGAGGGTTCCGGGGTTGAGCACCGTGCTGTGTTGCAGCTCATCCAGAACAACATGACCGATTTCGAGGACTTCGGAAGGGTCGCATTTGAAACGCGAACCTTCTCCACGGCAGGCGGCATCCAGTCTCGCCGTGTCGCTCTCCTGAACGAGCAGCAGGCGACCTTGTTGATGACGTATCAGCGGAACACGGATCAGGTGCGGGCGTTCAAGCGTGCCTTGGTGAAGGCGTTCTTCGAAATGGCCCGCCGGGTGGCGCCGGCCCTGCCGCAAACCTATGCCGAAGCGCTCCGAGAGCTTGCAGATAAAGCAGAGCAGAACGCGGCGCTTGAGGCGAAGGTGCAAGCCGACGCACCGAAGGTGCTATTTGCGGACTCGGTTTCCACGTCGCACACGGCGATCTTGGTTCGTGAGTTGGCGACGATCTTGCGCGGCAACGGTGTCCCGACTGGTGAGAAGCGCTTGTACGAGCAGCTGCGCGATGAGGGCTACCTCATCAAACGTGAGGGCACTGACTACAACATGCCCACACAGAAGTCGATGGAGCTGGGCCTGTTCCGCATCAAGGAAACCGCGATCACACATTCGGATGGGCATGTGTCTGTGTCGAAGACGCCGAAGGTTACCGGCAAAGGCCAGACGTATTTCATCAGTCGTTACACGAAGGAACTGGCCAATGTCTAACCCTGTGGTTTTGTATCGTGCGGTCGCTACAGAGCATGTTGATGAAGCGTATTCCGGTGATCCGATTGCATGGCCTGGCTCGATCATTGGTCGGGCGTCTGGGTATCTGTCGCGTTCGAGCGCGAAGGCTGCAGGCCAGAGTTCCGGTATCGCGTTCGAGATCATCCGTTCCGAGCCGGTCGTGTTCCTGACTCGCGCTGAGCAACTGCAGAAGCGGATCAACGAGATGCGCGCCGAGCTCGACGCGATCATGGGCCAATCATGATGCGTCGACTTATGACCCGCCCGGTTGGTTACGTGGTCGCCGTCGTGTTGATCGTGGTCGGGCTCATGAATCAGACCGACGTGATCAACAGTGCAACGGGCATGTGGGTGGCCGGGATCTGGCTGCTGACGTGTGTGGCACTCACCCATTCCGTGGTCGAAGAGCCTGACCCTGACGCGTTGACGGTGCTCGACGTGCTGGAACGCACCGGGTAACAGCCACTTGTTCTGGCCTGGGTTGCCGTCGAAAGCGACCCAGGCGCTGGTTTGCCGTACCCAAAAACGGCCGTAAGTCCACTGTTTGACCCCGCCAACCGAGCGGTGTAGGTGGCCAGAGAACTCCATAGAGATAGCAACCCGAACGTGATTGAGGGCGCCGAATGGGGCGTGTAGGGCGGGGTGGTTGTGAGGTTCCACGGTATGTCCCGTGGGCGGGTCGGCTCGTGAGGTCGGCTGCTTACCCAAGTTTTTGCTGATGGGGCACTGGACGAACCCTGCGGGGTCGGGTGTTGAAGGCGGGGCGCTGATGGTGGCAACCATTTCGGGGGTCTGGATTCGATGTCCAGCTGCGCACGCAGAAGTACTGCAAAAGAGAGGGAGAGTCATGAGCGGGTTTAACAAGCAGGTGGTCGTCGCGGCACTCGAAGCGAAGCTCGCAGACGAGGTCGAGGCGCGCAGCAAGCGGCACGACGACGACGTGCGCGTCTGGGATAAGACGCGCGATCAGATTCAGCGAGCGAAGAAGAACACTCGTCAGGCTGTGCGGGATCTCGTCGATGGGCGGATCGAGGTCGAAGAGTTCGCTACGCGCCTGAACGCCAATTGTAATTACCACCACTGGTTCACCGACGCGGCGAAGACGGTTCCGGCAAAGCCGAAGAGCAAGCCATCTGCACGCGAGGTCGGCTTGGCGCGCGTGATCGGGATCGTGAAGAGCGCCACAACTGAGGCGGTGACGGTTCAGGAACTTCGTGCGCTCGGTGTTCTGGATTTCGTGAAGTACCAGGGGCGCTAGTCGCGCACGCAGTAGGTGGGGCCGTGGTGATTGCAGTCACCCGGCCCCGTTGCACGTGTCCATCAGTGGTTAGAGAGAAGGAATCATGCGTAAGCATTCTGCCCGTTTTGTTGCGGGTGTTGTTGTTGCTGGGGCCCTGGTGTTGGGTGGCGGGCCGGCGTTTGCACAGTACGGGCATGTCCCGGTGACGGTGTGTCATAAGCCTGGAACACCGGCTGAGAAGTCGTTGACGGTTGACGAGAAGGCTGTGCCGGGACATTTGGGGCATGGGGACTACCTGGGGGCGTGTGTCCCTGGGGAGCCTGACCCTGACCCGACGGACGAGCCGACGCCCGACCCCACGGATGAGCCGGAAGAGCCGGAGCAGCCAGCGGAACCGGAACAGCCGGAAGAACCGACCGAGGAACCCGACGTGCCCGCTGGACCGGAAGCACCAACCGAGCCCGCCGCGCCCATCACCCCGGACACCATCCCGGCATCACCCGATACTCGCCCGGTCACCCTCGCAGAGACCGGGGCCAACACGCACACACCCTGGATCGCTGGTGTGGCACTCGCACTCCTCACGGCAGGGTTCCTCACCCTCCGCCGTGCACGAATCAAAGGAATGACCGAATGAACCACAGCTTTGAACTCACCGGCGAGACCAAGGTCAACTTCCACGGGGTGACCGTGCACCGAATCCGCGCCACTCGCGACATCCCCCGTGTGGGGGTGAAGAAGGGCGACGAAGGCGGCTGGATCGAGTCGGTGGAGCTGACGAACGGCGACGCGCGGGTCTCCGGCGACGCGTGGGTCTACGGCAACGCGCAGGTCTACGGCAATGCGCGGGTCTCCGGCGATGCGCGGGTCTACGGCAATGCGCGGGTCTCCGGCAATGCGCAGGTCTACGGCAATGCGCGGGTCTACGGCAATGCGCGGGTCTACGGCAATGCGCAGGTCTACGGCGATGCGCAGGTCTACGGCAATGCGCGGGTCTACGGCAATGCGCGGGTCTCCGGCAATGCGCAGGTCTACGGCAATGCGCGGGTCTCCGGCAATGCGCAGGTCTACGGCGATGCGTGGGTCTCCGGCAATGCGTGGGTCTCCGGCAATGCGCAGGTCTACGGCAATGCGTGGGTCTCCGGCAATGCGCGGGTCTACGGCAATGCGCAGGTCTACGGCAATGCGTGGGTCTACGGCGATGCGTGGGTCTCCGGCGATGCGCGGGTCTACGGCAATGCGTGGGTCTCCGGCAATGCGCGGGTCTACGGCAATGCGCGGGTCTACGGCGATGCGCAGGTCTACGGCAATGCGCAGGTCTCCGGCAATGCGCGGGTCTACGGCAATGCGCAGGTTGAAGAGTCCTGGCACCTGCTGGTGGTTGGCCCGATCGGTTCGGAGGGTGTCACGGTCACGCTGGCGCGTACGAAGAAGGGGAAGCACATCCTGACCGTGGGTTGTTGGGATGGCACGCTCGGGACGCTCATGGCCGAGGTGAAGCGGCGCCGTGAGGACTGGTCTGGTGATGAAGCAACCCAGGAGTTGTGGACGGCCCAGTATCGGGCGCTCAAGGCGATGGGGCGCGCGACGGTGAAGCGGTGGGCGTCATGAGAACGATCACGATCACGTTTGACGGCGACCCGTACCTGCCCGGGTTGTTGAATCTCATCGCAGATCGGCGGAAAGGGCAACTCGAGAAGCTGCACCCGGGGGAATCGTTCACCTGGGTAGGGGTAACGGTGTCCATGTCCGAAGACCCTGGCGGCGATGTCGTGGTTCGTGATTCGAACGGTGCAGTCATCGGCTGCAACTGGGTGAAGGTGCTCGGCAAGCCCTGTTCGGACGAGCACGCTATGGCGATGTCTGACGGCATCCCGGTCGATTGCCCGCGTTGTGGCTGATCTGTGGCCTGACCTGCTCCCTGAGGGGCGGGCAATTCAAGTTTTGGCTGCGGCGGCTGGTGTCTTCGCGGTCGGGGTCGCAGGTGTTGCGGCTGTTCTAGCAATAGGAGGTGTGCTGTGATCAACCCGATCATGGACATGACGATCGAAGCTCTCAAGCCCCGTGAAGAGAAGCTGTCGGGGATTGTCGAGGCGATGGATGAAGAGCTTTACCACGCACACCCGGCGCTCTCATCGACCGGGGCACGCCAGTTGTTGAAGTCACCCAAGGTGTTCGACTACATGCGGAGTCACCCTCAAGAGCCGAAGCAAGCGTTCGATCTTGGGACGGCCGCGCACTCGAAGGTGCTCGGCATCGGGGCGCGCGTCGTCACATACCCAGATGAGCACCTGACCCCTCGAGGGGCGGTGTCAACCAAGGCTGCGACGCTCACTTGGGCAGAAGAGCAACGCGCAGCGGGCCTGGTTCCGATCAGCCCGGATGATGCGGCCAAGGTGGATGCGATGGCTGAGGCGGTGCTCGCGAACCGTGAAGCACGTGTCTT